GTATATGCGTTTAGAAGGGCAATTTCAAGCAAAGAATTTCCAGACTGCCTATTTCTTGCAAGTTAGGATATTAGGTTTTTGGTTTACAATTCAAACGTATATTTCCATTGATAGTAATTACGCTTTGCTTTGTGCAACTGAAGCGATGGAAAAGCTACAAGAAAAACTTTAATTATCATGTGTATGTATAAAAGGACTATTTACAGATTCCATATAAGGGACCAGCCTGCATCAAACAGTGTGAGATTATTATTAGTCTAACAATTTAACCTAATCATTTATGATAACATTGAATAAGTTGGCCCCTAAAATATTAAAGATTATAGAGCGCCGCTTTCATCTGAATGATAATACTTCTAAAAAGGCTTTCAGTTTAAAAATATCTGCTGCCTGGAGGAAGTTTGATGAATTATCAGAATTACCATGCGACGATATAAAAGACCATCCGGAATATAAAAAGAGAGCTGCTGATATTATAATAGTTACCGTTGCTTTTCTAAAACATTACGGATGTAAGGATATCGAGGCTGAAATTAAGAGAGCAATTGATTTGCTTTCTGATGAGTCAGAAAGATGTGATTAAGGTGTTGTTACTGACTGTTTGTGTTGTTGATTTTAATGCAGTTTGTTATGGTAGAGACAATTCAAGTCTGCCTACTGACTGTTTGTGTTGTTGATTTTAATGCAGTTTGTTATGACAGAGACAATTCAAGTCTGCCTACTTGATTTTAATAAAGGGCAGCTCACGGGATTACCGAAGAATCCGCGCTTTTTCCGTGACTATCGCTTTGAAGCGATGAAGAAAAGCATTCAGGATTCGCCTGAAATGCTTGAACTTAGGGAACTTATAATATTTCCCTATAATGATGGTCGGTATATTGTCGTTTGTGGCAATTTACGTTTGCGTGCATGTAAGGAGCTTGGTTACAAAGAGCTTCCATGTAAGGTCCTGGCACCTGATACCCCTGTTAAAAAGTTGAGAGAGTATGCTACAAAGGATAACGTCAATTTCGGTGAGAATGATTTGGACGTTATGGAAAATGAATGGAATAAAGCAGAACTCCAAGACTGGGGTATCGAGTTCGGGCCGGAGAAGAAGGAGGATGAATTTAAAGAGCGCTTCGATGCCATCACAGATGATACAGCTATTTACCCCCTTATTCCTAAATATGACGAAAAGCATGAGTTGTTTATCATAACCTCAAGCAATGAGGTAGATAGTAATTGGCTTCGTGAAAGGCTGGATATGCAGCACATGAAGTCGTACAAGACCGGGAAAGTAAGTAAGAGTAATGTAATCGACATAAAAGATGTTCGCCATGCCCTGCAAAATAGTAATACCAAGTCATAAGCGACATGACCGGGTGTTCGCTAAAAAGTTGGTGAACGATCCTATCATTTGTGTTGCTGAAAGTCAGGCTGACTTGTACCAACAGTTTAACCCGGAATGTGAAATAGTTACTCATCCGGACGATGTAATCGGCCTCATCCCTAAACGTAATTGGATGGCGAAACATTTTGGCGAACTCTTCATGCTCGACGATGATGTTCATGCCTGTAAAGCGATCTATGCAGAAAAAGGTGAACCGTGCCGGGTGAAAGATAAGGATAGAATCACCAATATTATTCAATCTCTATTTGAGATTGCTAGTATGATGGACGTGCATTTGTTTGGTTTCACTTCCCGGATATCTCCTGTTATGTATGACGAAACCGGCTTTCTTTCCCTGTCTAAAATGATAACCGGTTGCAGTTATGGAGTAATCTATAACAAGAACACTTGGTGGAATGAAGAGATACGTTTAAAAGAAGATTTTTGGATTTCCTGTTATATTAAGTACAAAGAGCGTAAGATTTTAACCGATCTGCGTTATAATTTTGAGCAAAAGAGCACATTTGTGAACGCTGGTGGTCTTGCTTCGATCAGGAATCAGGAAGAAGAACGCAAATCTATTCTTTTCATCAAAAAGAACTTCGGTGATAGTATCCAGCTCAAGAGTGCGACGAATAATGGAAAGGATAAGACGAAGCAGCTTGTACAGTATAACATATCCTGCAAATTCAAGTTCTAATAACCTGTAAAAAAGGCGTTTAAATGGCGTTCAATCTGTTTACTATATCCGTCTTTTTTAGCTAAATTTACAGATGTAATCAATTAAAAGTCAAACCATTAAATTAGAATTATGATTATTAGAACAGTTTGCGGATATGATTTCTTCGAGGTGAGTTCTGCAATGCAAAAAGCGATCCGGCGAGCCGATACCGGGGTAGCCGGCTTTTTTGCCTTGGAATTATGGGCGAGTGGATACCGCGACTATGTGTGGAAGCGTTTATATACCATTAGTGCAGAGGATTGCTTCGGTATCATAACAAAAGAGATAGAAGCATTATGGCAAGGTCATGAGCTGGTAAATAAAAATGCTACTGCCCCCAAAGGCAGGATATTTGTCAGCAAAGCGGTTATTCTTCTTTGTGAATGTAGGAAGAACCGGGATGCAGATCATTTGCAGAACTTTATTTATGACAGAAGAGATGTTGACATAGAAAAATGGATAGATGATGTTAGACGTTATCCTATTGCCATCCCAGTATATACTTTTGATGTACATACAAGGAAAGGGAAAAAGCAAGGTAGGACCAAAGAAGAGTTTTTCCGGGAAGAATTTGAAGCGTTACAGCCGCGAGTTCCCGGATTATTTGATGATTTGCTTCCTATTGATAAGTCGAAGTAATGATAAGACCACAGTTTAGGCTGTGGTCTTTCAATTTTATAAAAGTCAAACCAAATTAAACCAAAGAATTATGAACAGAAAAGAAAGGCAGGAAGCAAGAGCTGATAGATTCAGAGAACTTGCAAGGAAAAGTAACGAAGCTGCAGATGTAGCTTGCAGGCAATCGTCAGAAATGGCAAGTATTATTCCAATGGGACAACCTGTGCACGGGTTAGCAGATCGTAAATATCGGGATAAAATAGGGGCCAAAATGGATAAAAGTATTGAGCTTTCCAAGAAGGCAGAGTACTTTGCACAGAAAGCGGAAGCTACTGAAAATAATAACTCCATTTATTTAGGAGATGATGACGCAGTAGACAGATTGCAAGAAAAGGTCGATGCGTTAGAGAAAGCTCAAGGAATGATGAAAGCTGCTAATAAGATAGTTAGAAGTAAAAAACTAAATGATATTGCGAAGGTTGAACAACTGCAAACTTTAGGCTTTTCAGAGAATAAAGCTATCGAGCTAACTAAGCCTGACCGTTATGGTGAGTATGGTTTTCCTTCTTATATGCTTTCTAATAATAATGCACGTATCCGGGATGCGAAGCAGCGTCGTGATCGAGCAAGAAAGCTAAAAGAGACAGAAGATAAAGAATACACTATCAGTGGTGTACGTGTCGTTGAGAATGCTAAAGAGAACCGTCTGCAGTTATTTTTTGCCGATATTCCGAGTAAGGAAATCCGGTCACAGTTGAAAGAAAATAATACTTTTAGGTGGACTCCCTCTATTGGTTGCTGGCAGTCATACCTCAATCGTTGGTGTATAGAGCGTGCGAAAGTTATCTTAAATTCAATTACTGAATAATTATGGGGGAGTTGTCAAGAGAAGCCTCATTACAAAGGGTAATGAGGGCATCAGGTCGTGTACCTGTTCAATGTTCATGTAGCATTTGTAAACAACAATGTCATACTCCTTGTCTTGGTACTCCTGATGATATTGAAAGGATTATTGATGCAGGTTACGCAGATAGATTGGAACTGACAAATTGGGCTACCGGTATCTTTTTAGGAGTTATCAATGTTGCTGTTCCAATGATTCAACCTGTTGCTGGCAAAGAGTATTGTGCTTTCTTTGAAAATGGGTTATGTATTTTACATGATAAGAATTTGAAACCAACTGAAGGACGTTTATCTCACCATACGGTAAGGAAAGATAATTTTAATCCAGTTATGAGTCTTGCTTGGAACGTTGCAAAAGAATGGATGATGACTGATAATATGGAGGTAATTTCTCGTGTGTTAAATAAGTTTCAAAATAAACGAAGGCTATGAGTACACATTCATTTGTACGTGTTGATTGCAAAGCATTTGCGAAATGTGGAGTAAAATCCCTTTCGCATTGCCGTCGATATCGCGGTGAAGATAATTATTGTAAGGGATGTACTCTTATTCGTCGTAAACCTCGAAATAGAAAGTTTGATGCAGGTGGTAGAGAGATGAAAAAATGTACCCATTGCGGCCACTATTTCTATCTCAATCGGTTTTACGCAAATACGATTACTTCGCATGGAAAAAAATACCGGTGTTTATCGTCATGGTGCCGTATGTGTATGTCACAGGTTAATAGCGAGAGGGCAAAGCAAAAAAAAGGACTCACCTAATAATAAGTTTCTTGTATGAGATATTATGCTTCAGTTAGTTTTGGCAAGGATTCTTTGGCAATGCTTTTCATGCTAATAGAAAAAGGATATCAGTTGGATGAAGTCGTTTTCTATGATACAGGTATGGAATTTCAGGCAATCTATAACACTCGTGATGCTGTTCTTCCAATTCTTAAAAAACTTGGCATTAAATATACAGAACTGCATCCGGAGCAACCTTTTCTTTGGACAATGTTTGAAAGGCCGGTTAAGAAAAGAGGGACCAATATTATCCATAAAAAAGGATATAGTTGGTGTGGGGGAACATGCCGGTGGGGAACGAGCGAAAAACTTCGTGCGTTGAAAGCTCACACAAAAGATGGAATTGATTATGTCGGTATTGCTGCCGATGAGATGCATCGCTTTGAAAAAGAAAATCGGGCTAATCGGGTTTTACCACTTCGTGACTGGGGGGTTACAGAAGCAGATGCACTCCAGTACTGTTATACAAAAGGCTTTGTTTGGTGTGAGGATGGAGTAAGGCTATATGAACTACTTGATCGTGTGAGTTGCTGGTGTTGTGGAAATAAGAACTTGAAGGAGTTGAAGAATATATATTTGCACCTTCCATGGTATTGGAAAAAGCTGAAAGAGCTTCAGCTAAACACTGATAGGCCTTATAGGCGTAATAGTGGAGAAACCATTTTTGATTTAGAGGAAAGATTTAAACGTGAAATGCAACAAAAATAGTTATTATGATTCCCTTATGTATAAATGGAAAAGATTATTATGATCGAGAAGAAGCACTTGCTGCCTGGTTCGAGGAATGGTTAATGAAACAAGACTTTGAGCAAGATCTTATTGATCGAGAGTTGGAGCTTGAATATCGAAAGACTCATCCTGATTGGAACACTCCTTATGTGATGTATGGTGTTCGTAAAAAACATAAGTGTATCCAAAAGAATGAAATTGCCGTGTTTTATGACTTGTTACCGAGACAAAAGCGTGCTCGTACTGCTGAAACACATTGGTATAAAGTATTGTACAAGAGAAAGGCCACTCCTGAAGAAGTTGAGTCACTCAAGGCTGGGGAATATACCCGTAGATATTTGGTGTATTCCCTGTTTATTGAGAAGAAAATGACTCTTGACAAGGCTTTATCTCTTATAGTTGCCGATGATAAATTATTAGGAATTGCTGATAATACCATCTCTGAAATTGTAACAGCCTTTGAGACTTTCTTTAACCGTAAATTTAGAATTTATAAACCCGAGTTTACAACTCAACTTAATTTATTTACAGATTAATATGAAAACAACAATTATTTCATGTGTGATTTTGTTTGTGTTCCTGCTATATGTAGGGCATTTGTCTATAACAATCAAACCGTTTGCGGTCCAACTTCCGTACTGGCATCGTTCACTCGGACTATTTCTGTTGATCCTCTCTTTTATAGTATATAATGCCGGTGAACATGCAAAAGGCTACGTCGATGGACTAAAAGAAGGGGAAAGAATTGTACTTGAATTGTTGAAGAAAAAGACTGAATAAAATGGCGTTAAAAAGGCGAAGTTTCTGTTTGCTAAACTTGTCAATAAAAGATAACTTTATAGTGCAATGGATTAAAAGTCAAACCAATATAATCACTAAGAAGTTATGAAAACGGTTTTTTTTACAAACGTAGAAATTAAAAATCTGAAAGAAATTCTTTCTCACTCTGATGATTGTTTAGCACAGAAACTTTTGCTGAAAGTAGAAAAAGCAGATGCTTGTGAAACAAAGTATTTAGATGTCACTTTTCAAGTATGTGTGGAAGCTCATCGTGAAATAGTCGCATACTTTGAGAAATATAAAATAAGAGGGATGGATATAGAATCTCAAGTTTGCCGCCTTGGAAAAGGCTGGTTAAGATGTGTTTCAATAGATGATAATTACATTGTAGCCCAATGTTATGATGATGATGTAATTTATGATCTTAGCTATTCTGATGCCCTTTTCCCTCTTATTGATTATTTAAGAAATCAAGATAAAAAATGCAAATAGAGAAGTGGTAAAAATCAAATTAGGAAGAAGAAAGTAACAAATCAAATTGATTTGATGAAAATGGCGTTAAAATGGCGAAGTTTCTGTTTTCATACCCTGTCAATAACGATTATCTTTATAGATGTAAATAATTAAAAGTCAAACATGTAAATAACAAATAGAACTATGAATAAAGTGATTTTAAACGAACAAAAGATAATTGACAATATAACAGAAGGTTATCCTGTTACAGTTACACGGGAAGACGGTTTCAAGTATATTATTAGCATGGAACGTAAACGAGGTGAAGAAGTATATTCATATCAGTTCGGACGCATTAAAAGAGAATTTGATTCTTTTGATAGTTTGGAAAATGCACTTAGTTCATATGAATTTACAGAGGTTATTTTTTAATACAAGAAAAAGAATGAGGAAAGAAGGTATAAAAAGACAGGATTTTGGATGTTGTCCTGGTCATGATAAGTTTCCCAATCATACCTACAATACCCGTGCTTCAAAGAAAGCCAAACGACGAACAGATCAACTTGCTAATATGCGTGCAAGACGTTGGGCGAGACGGGAATTATTAATTGAATTAGAACTATTGATTAATGACTAACAAGATAAGAAAGGAATGATTATGGGATGGGGATTTTTTATATGTCAAACTGATTGTAAGAACCGAAAAAGACTAACCGAATTTTGGTTACACAAAAATTTTATCGGTGTACATTATCATGGCTGGGTTGATTTAAACCAGAAGAAATTAGCAGAATCGTGTACAAGGCATAGAAAGTTTAAAGATAACTACTACGTAGCAATGGAAACTATAATACCATTCTATGTAATTAGAAAGATTATATTTTCTCCACGGGTTCTTTGGGAATTAACAAAGTGGTTTATCAGAGCTTGGAGATATAATAATCGGAATAAATAATTCTCATAAGAAAAATGATGAACATTGGAATTGTAGATGTAGACGGTCATCACTTCCCTAACTTCGCTCTTATGCGTGCATCTGCATATCATAAGGCGAGAGGTGACCAAGTGGAATGGGCTACCCCTTTCAGTCAATATGATAAAGTAATGGCAAGCAAAGTATTTACTTTCACTCCTGATTTTAATTACTTGACCTTACAAGCTGATATTATAGAGAAAGGCGGTACTGGGTATGACATTGCAAGCAGGCTTTCTGATGATGTGGAAAACAGTTTGTTGATGGATTACTCCATTTATCCCCAGTATCCTTTCTCTATTCAGTTCTTTAGCCGGGGCTGCATCCGTAAATGTCCGTTTTGTTTGGTGAAAAAGAAGGATATATCCGGGCAGTAGAACCAGTTGAGTTGAATCCTAAAGGAGAATGGATCGAGGTGTTAGATAACAATTTTTTTGCAAATCCCGAATGGAGAGATGCCATTAATTATCTGCAAAAGAAAAATCAGATGGTCAATTTACATGGTGTTGATGTCAGGATCATGAATGAGGAGCAAGCATTTTATTTGAGTAAGCTGAAATTGAAAAGAAGAATCCATATTGCATGGGATTTACCGGAGATTGACCTTACAGAAAAGTTGAGAGAAGTTACTAAATATATCAAGCCTCGTAATTTGTCTTGTTATGTCTTAGTAGGTTTTAACTCTACAGTAGAACAGGATATGTATCGATTAAATAGGCTTAAAGAGTTAGGAATTTCTCCTTTTGTACAGCCA